CTGTAACTTCTGTATCACCATCTATTACAACTTTGAATAATCCACTATTAATTGTAATATCACCAGCGGTGCCAGGGTTTCCAATATTGTTTGTTAATAGTGTATTACCAACAACGACATTACCATCAGTTCTAATCTCACCTGTACTTCTTAATGAACCTGTTATAGATAATGGTCCGTTTGGTAATACTACTGTACCATATAATGTTTGTACGTCATCTGATGCATCACCAAATTGGTTTGAACCACTTGAGTATATTACTGAAGCAGTTTCGTAAACTGTGTTTACATATGTGAACGATGCGGATGTAGCACTGATGTTTCCTGTTATGTTAACTGAACCTGTTACATTAACACTACCATTTATATTTTGTTGACCCACAAAGTTGTTTGAACCTGTGGTTGCGTAACTACCTGTCTTACCTTCTAAACTACCTAATCTATTGTCCTGACCTAAATCAGTTGTTGCTATGCTTTGCGAAAGCGAAGTAAGCGATGAAGTAGTAGCATAAGAACCAGTGCTAGCGATAAGACTATTAACCTTACTATCATTTGAACTTGTGTACGAATTGAAGGAACTTGTTTGTAAGAATCCTAAATCTATTATTTGTTGTGAACCTGATATTGTTCCTGATGGGACTGAACCTGTATCAACACTCAAATTGAATGTTGAACCATCTCCTTTTGTGAATGTCAAAACATTTCCTGCAACACTACCTGTCTTCATTAAAGAACCAGTGTCTGCACCACCAACAGGTGCACCATTTACGGTGAATGTACCTGAGATGTTTACCTGTGTTTGACTTATTTGTAAAGGAGATGACCCACCCAAACCATCTGTTACGGTTTGTAGGTTAGCTGTCAGTCCCGTATTAGCATTATTAAGGTTTAATAAACCTTGATAAGATTGTGAGACATATTGATTAGTAAGTTGACCCATAGTTTAAAATATATTTGTGTTATACGTTTTTCCAATCTGTTGATATAGTGTTCCATAGTTCAGCCAATTCAAACCATTTCTTGTTTACAAATGGTCTTTCAGGAACGTTACATCTATTGTAGTCGAAAGGTTGTGTTATTACAAGTGACATAGTCCAACCAGCCAATACATCCTCAAATCTTTCAAGAAATGGTTCCACGGTTGCGTCCCACTCACTTTCGTACTCTGATAAATATAGATAAGTGAACACATCCTTCATTATTTCAAGAGTATCATTCATAACATCTCTTTGGTTAGAATAATCATCTTTGAGTCTATCTGCTACAATTATTTGGAGATTATACGTTAATTGATTTTGGTCTAATATAGTGTCATTTGGTATAACATATAATTTTGTATATATGGGAGATTGTTTGGTCTCAATATCCATTGTTAATTGGGTTAAATCACCAAAACCAAATGAGTTAATCTGTTCGTGTGCCTGTGCAAGTCCTTTCAAGTCATCAATAATTTGATAATATGTTACCTTGTTCACACTTCTTGGTAATGTAAATCCTGACATTATTGGAAGTACACAGGTGTTATAATCAAAAGGTTGTTCAATTTGAATGTTCATCGTCCAACCACCTAATACAGTTTCAAACCTTTCAAGAAAAGGAGTGACATTTGGACTCCATAATGGAGTATAATCTATTGAGAAACCACCCCAAGTTGCAGTATAAGATTGGTATAATATGGTAAAAATATCCTTACAAATCTCCAAAGTATCGGACATTACCTCCTGTTGATTGGATAAATCATCCTTAATTTGGTCCAATATAATTATAGAAAAGTTATATAATAATCTATTTTGTGCTAGTTGTACCTGACCAGGAACCACATACATCTTTGTATATACGGGTTCTTGTTTGGTCTCAATATCCATCGTGATTTGGGTTATATCCCCGTATCCAAAAGAATTGATTTGGTTGTGATAGTATGCAATACCGCTAAGGTCTTGAATAATCTGTTTGTAATTAACCATATATAATAAATATAAATTTAGATGGTTTTGGTTTGTTTATTTTGTAATTTCTTTTGTTCTCTATCATAATCCAATAAATAGGATAGTTGATTCAATATCTCAATTAACTTTTTTTGGTAGATAAGTTCGTGTTTTGCAATATCGTTTGCAGCAACTCTGTTGACGATAATGAACCAACCGTACGCCTTTTGAAAATTGCTGCGAATATCCATTTCCTCATCACCCACATTAGCTTTATCTTCATCCATATCGATAATGTCGGCATCGAAGACAGATGGGAATAATTTAAAAATCTGTTTGCGTAGTTGATAAAAAAAAACTGAGCACCTAATATATACTTCACATCTAACTTCTTTTTAAACAATTCAGACCTTTCTTTCATTGTATCAACATTATATTTCTCAATCTTATAATCGTGTTCTGACTTTTCTTCTGTGATTGGTCTATACATTACCGCTGCAAGTATGTGTAACATATTGAGTAACTCATCTGCTTTCTTTGTTGAAATGGTGTCCATATCCACAAACTCAGCAAAAGTTAAGTCCCTCCAATTTGGAAAGAACCCATAATGAACACCATCAATTTCAAATCTGTCAATAAACTTTGGTTTCTCTAATGGAATTTGTGACATTATATATGCCGCAAGATATTGTACCTCCTGATAATCTGCATCCAATAGTTCTTCTAATGGTGCATCAGAAATTATGTTTACAATCTTTGCCGCAAAGTAGTCATCAGAAAATAAGTCTTTAACCTTATATATCTTTGAATAACTTTCAATAGATATAAAATCTGGTATTACATATTCTTGTTCTTCTAATTTAAATTTTATCATATTCTTGCTATTAAGTATCTTCCTGTTGTTTTTAGGTTTTTTATTTCAGGTAACATTCTCATCATCAGTGCGTCAGATAAATCGGGTGACTTACCCAATACTCTTTTCATTTCATCCTTTGATTGAACAGCTACCTTATTATCTTTATCAATATCTTTTAATTTAACCGCTAATAGTTCCTGTGTCAAGTCCTCAATCATACTTGGTTCTAATATGTTAATACTAATCTTACCTTCCCTAAACATATCAGATAGTTTTACATAACATTGTGATTTAAGATTGGAAAAGTTCTGTCCGTGTAATGGTGATGAGTTGTTAACAAAGTTTGTTGCTCTTAAAATATCTGCTGTTCCTCCTCCAACGCCATCACTATCTACAATACAATTCTGTGGGTGTATCCCGTGTGAGCGCATTAGGTCTTGTATATTGGACGATAATTCTGTGGTTGATAGTTTCCTATACACGTGACATTCTACAAGAACCAGACCAACCCAAACCATTACTACGGACCTATCATCACCAAACCTCGCTACGTCAATTGTCATATATTTTTTATCCTGTGTATTTGGAACCATTCTAAATACTGAACCTGATATTTCATCAAACTTGAATAGACTATCTGACTCATCCAAATAATCCCAATCACCTTCTAACAATCTTCTTCTTTGTTGTGGAGGTAACTCCTTTAACATTTCAATATATGATGGTGGGAGGTATGGGTTGTCCAGAGGTAACGAGGGTATGAAAACTTTGTTTTCTTCTAATGTTCCTTGTGTATGTGGTAAATAAAAATCTTTTTTAATCCAATTGTTTGCAGGGTTACACGTCATTAATATTTTAGGTATAAGATTATATTCATTTAATTTATATCTTATACGTGACTTAACAATACTAAATGCTAGTGATGTTATTTGTGTAGCCTCATCAATGAAACAAGCGGATACCTCCAACGAACCTAAAGAATCATAGTTGGGGTCAGAGGGATTGTAAGCAAGGTCCTTGAATATAATTTCTGAACCGTTATAGAATGTAAGAACGTTTGACTGACCATTGTAATTGAAATGTTGACCACTCTTAAATCCCATTGTACTGAGTAAGTCAAAGAGAGTATTGAGTGTGGTTAGTTTTAATTGTGTCAATACTGCACGACCAATCAAACATCTAATACCTTGATGTTGTAGACATAAGGTGGTAATCCAAAGTGTCCCAACCCAACTCTTTCCTCCACCTGCCGACCCACCAAATAATACAACGTTAGTCTTGTTGTCCGTCAGGTATCTCCACGCTTCCGATTGTCTCTTGGTCGGTGATATTGTTATCTCCATTTGTTTGTAACTTACTATACCAGTCATTCAATTGTTTTGAATGTAGTTCATCTGGTGTCATTATTGGTTCGGGTGTTGGTTCATATATTACCCTCTTTGGTTTTCCACAATTACATCCCATATTATATTGTTCTTTGTTTATATGTTATACTTTTCTTATGTCCGTATATCACACCTTGGTAATCAATATCAAGATGTGGGAATTTATAGTATTCTATTTCATATCCGTTTTCTTTGAACAAATGTTCACACGCAAGTAAAGCCGATAAGTTGTGGTACTCAATACCAATGTGTCTTACACTTTGTAAACTTTCAGGTT